GCCCTTCAGCCAATCGTCGTCCTGCTGGAGATCGCGGATAACGGCAGGGTGCGCCACGAGGGCGTAGCCGTCCTTGATCTTGGGAGCGCGGGCGATGAACAGGCTGGTCGCACCGTCCAGAAGGTCGGTGGCGGTCATGCTGCTGTTGGGGGTGGAGGCCGTGCCGAAGGTCGTGCCGTTGGTGCCGTTCTGGGCATAACGAGCGTAGGACTTGACGGCAACGCCAGTGCCAGTGCTGGTCGAGGAATCCTGGACCAAAGCGCGGTGGCAGAGGGTGTCGGCGTGCAGAGCGGCATCTTCGCCGAGCTGCTTGGTGGCCTGGGCGAGGTGGCTGAACAGCTCGGTGGCCAGAAGAACGTCCGTGAGGATGATCTTGGAACCGTACTGAACGAGGGTCGCTTCGACCGAGGAGAGCGTCAGATCGCGCTCGTCACCGCTGGAAGGCGTGGTGCCTTCGGAGAGGTTGGCGATGGCGCTGATGCTCGGATCGCTGAACCGGAAGAACCGGATCGTTTTGTTCCCACCCGTTTTGGTCGGGTAGGGGGTTTTCATGGCAAACTGCTCCATCTGGAGCAAGGGGAGCGCACGCTCCAGCAACGCCTTCGAGAAGTACGTCTGGAACTGCGCGGTTACTGAACCAGTAGTGACCATTTTAGTTTATATCCTTTGTTGTGACTAACCGTTCCGGTCAACCTCGCCTGCCATCCTCATCAATTCGCGTTCCTGCTCCTCCAGGGAGAGTTCGCCAAATGATTTGGTCTTGGCTGGCGCTGACGGCTGGCCGGAGGCCGGTGTCGTCGCTTTTCTGAGTTGAGCGAGTTCTCGCTCATACTCTGCAACCTTCTTCTTCAAGTCGGAGGCGGTTTCCGCCTGGAGCCGGATCTTGGCAATCCCAACCGCATCCTTGATTCCTGCAGGGTAATTGCGGAGGATCGCGTGGTTTTGCAGCATTTCGGAGACGGCCTTGTAGAGAGAGCTGTTGGAATCCTTGAGATCGGGATTTGCCTCAACCTCCTCAAGCAGATTCTTGTCCCACGCCGACTTTAATTCGGCTTGGGTTTTCTGCTCGATTTCCTTGCGCTCCTCAGTCTCGACTTCGGTGGCTTTTGTCTCAGCGAGCTTTGCAAGATCGTCGCGGCCTTCTTCACGATAGCTCTTTGCCGCCTCCCGGTAATCGTCCGCGCTAAAGCGTCGATTTCCAGTTTTCGGCGTTTCAGAACCAGGCTGTGAAGCCTCCCGCTGGGCTTTCGCCTGTTCGATGGCCTCACGTTCCGCCTTGAGTCTTGCTCTTTCCTCTTTGACATTTTCCCACTCTTTCTCAAGTCGAGAAAGCGATCTCTGATATCGGGACGGCTTCTTTTCCTCGGAAGCCGACTCCGACTTGTCTTCTGAAGGTTGCGTTGTTAAAGAACTTTTTGCCTCCTCGGATTTCTCCTTGGTGGCGGAAACTTCACTCGAAGCCTCCTGTTTGTTTTCGGCGTTTTCGGCAGGCGCGGGTTTCTGCTCGGTATCTCCGCTGGCCTTTTCGGATTCGGGTGCTTCAGCTTTGGCTTTCTCGTCTTCCTTGGTAATGGGATTGTAATCCCGTCCCTCGTCAGCCGCCTGCGCCATCGCCAGAATATCCGCTTCCTTCAGGTTATTCGAATCAGCCATTTGACCCTTTCTTACACCGCTTGCCGGGGAGTCATTCCGACAATAGGGCAATGAACGATTTTATTCTTCGGTCTCGTCGCCATCGTTCAAGGCGGCGGCCGAGTTAAGTTTTTGGGTTGCGAGCGATTCGAGAACCGCGACACAACCTCTGAAACCTTTAGCATAGCCACAAGCCTCTGCAAGTTTGGCACCCTCTTTCATCACGGCACTGGAGTTTTGACGCAGGGTAAGGTTAAGCAGGATAAGGCTGATCCGTCTTCCGGTTGGTGTTCCAAGGAACGCGGTCCACGCCTTCTCGTCCTCATCCTCCCACTTGGGTTCGTCTACCCACTCCTGGTTTCGAATGAAGGACAGTATGGCTTTAAGCTTTCTCATACCACTACCGCCCAAGAATCACCTTGGAAAAGCACGGCCTCTTTGTCTGCAAGAGTCTCGGATAAAGCCTTCTGCACAGCCGGGAAGGACCAATCGTGACCAGCCAAGATCCCCCCATTACGCAGCTTCGGCTTCCACCCTTGGATGTCTGCCACAACCGCTTCATACCTGTGATCGCCGTCAACATAGATAAGATCAAGCGATTCATCGCCAACATTAGGCAATGCGTCAAGGCTTTTCCCGCGCCTAAACGACACATTACCAAGCCCCTTGGTACGGTTCTGGAAAGCCTCAAAAACAAACTTCATAGGACACTGGTGGCTGGCAACATCGTTTAGGTCGTAGCCGTTTATCCAAGGATCGACCGCCAACACCTCCTTGAAATACTTTGCGATAACCTCGGTGCCTTCCCCGCTATATGCGCCGATCTCAACGGCCTTGCCGGTTGCGCCTTTCTCGTTTGCCCATTGGCAAAGCTTGGCCAACCCCTCCTGCTGGAAGGGCGGTCGCATTACAGGAACCTTCAGGCAGCCGTCGCCATTGCGGGGCTTGTGGGACCTTCCGTCATCGGCATAGGCGCTCCAGCCTGTGCCTGACGCATCTCCTGTTTGGCCGCATCACGAAGCTGTTTCTGGATGGCGCGGGATGTGTTGGGATCAACCTGCTCCAGGGCGGCAAGATGCTGCTGGAGATGTTGCATGATCGCCTGCATGGCAATCTGGTCAACGGGTTGCTGGCGGGCTTGGGCCGCCTGGTTGAATTGGAAAAGAACCTGAATGTGGATCTTGTGATCGTCGGAAGGCTTGATCTGGACCGGGAATCCGGTGGCAAGCATGGTCGCAATCTCGGTCGCCTGATCCTCACCCTGGTCGCCCATCCCGGCCTGAGGGTCTTGGAACAGGCGGCGCACAAGGCTGGGATCGTCCTGTTCGATGACGGACTTGACCAACTCGCCTTGATTGACGTATGGATTGCCTTGGAACATCTGCATCCGGGCAACGGCTTTCTGGAGCGAGAACTGGCGGTTGATGAAGTCCAGCCCGCCCTTCGGCTCAATCGAGTACTCCTCGTGGATGCCTTCGGGAGGCATCGCGCCTGTCTCCTCGGCGTAGCGGAACATAAGGTCGCGCTTGTTGTACTGGACATAGAGCGACCAGCACTGCTTGAAGAGATGGGATAGACCCATCCTGAAGATCCTGTTTCGCAGGTCACCTGAGGCGGCAGCCTGTGCCTGAACAGCCGCAATCTCAGTTGCAGTCTTGCGGTCGGAGATCTGGTACTGCGAACCAGCCCCGAAATCCGGGTTGCCCATCCGGGCCTCGGCCAACATCCGCTCCTCCAGCATAAGACGCTGAAAGTCGAAGGGAGGCTGGCTGAACTGCACCGGCTTGAGACCCTGCGGGAGGATCTGGCCGGGTTGCATTTTCAGGTTGGCGGTGTTGAGGCTGATCGGATTCTGCGCCTCGAAAACGGGTCGGTTGGCAAGCTCAACGTAATCGCTCAGGCTATTCTTCAGCTTGTTGAGCAGATTCTCTCCGGGGAGGAGGATTTCTGCGACCCCCCGTGGGCTATACCAACCGCCCCCTGTTACTTCATAGGGGAAATCAACGAAAGGAGGTTCGCCGTGGCGGTAAGGAAGAACAAAAGGTTTCCTTACATCCGTGTCGATAACCAGCGGACTATAAGTCTCGACTTTCCAACCGTCCTCAGAGGGGGTGTACATTTCCCATAGGATAATACGGTCATTCTCAGCTTCCTGAGTAATTCCCTCACGGCGGTAAATCTCGTCTTGAATTTCACTTCGTAGGCCCACCGATTTGGAGGGTTTACCCGAAATTGTCTTAATGAAGTTGTCATCCTGCTTGTATAGGGGATTAGCCTTATAGGAGTCGACACTTGTGGAGATGATGTGAACAATGAAATCAGCGTCCTTAAATTCCTTGGTATAGGAAGGTACAATGATATGGAATGGGTCAATCGCTTCAAAGTCGATTCTTTTCTTGTCCTCGTTCCAGATTACCTTGGCCACGCCGCGTCCGTAAAGAAGAATGTTGTCGATTACGGAAACGATCTCCTTCTGGAAGTTTGACTTCTCGCGCATCTGGTAGTCAAACCACCGCTCGGCGGAAACGGTCAACGGTGTCAACTGCTGGCGCATCGGGACGAAGCTGGAAAGGATGTCGTTACCGATTGCGGAATTGACGAAGGAGGGCTTTAGCTTCTCAATGGCCGTATCGATCAACTGGACGTGCAGATCAGCGGCTGTAGGCCAAGGCTTGACCTTTCTACGCACGCCGAAATAACGAGCCTGGTAAAACAAGCGCTGCCGGTTCTCCCAGGTTTCACGCTGGTTTAGCGCGTCGATAATACGCGTGTAATAATCCCGGCGCTTGGTGTCTTTGGCGTTCATTTCTCCCGCTCCCTGTTCAGTTCAAACGAAAGATCGTTGACATAATGCAAAGCACGTTTTGCCCATGCGCGGACGGAAGGAGAAGAATCGCGTACAGCAGGATAGTTCTCATCGCGCATCAGGGACTCAACGGCCCCGGTCGTGTTCGTTGTCGGAGTCGTCGTGGCGCACCCACCAAGCAACAGCGCCAAGATCCCGATCAATGGAATCACGGTTGTTGCGCCACTCACCTTCGGCGCGATCAATGCGCTTCTCCTTCCAGCCCGGAATGAGGCGAAGGATCGATGCAATGATGTTAAGTATCGCACCGATCACTTAAGCTTATTTGATGTTCAGTCCGACACCCTTGAGGAAATTGATTACCTTCTCAAGGAAGGAATCGTCTGCCGGGGTCGGGGTCAGCTTCACAATGATGCGTGCGGACAGAACAATGCCGCCAACAGCGGCGACAATCTCGGTCCAGTTTGACGTGATCCAGTTCCAGATTTGCATAGTTTATTTCTCCTTGCTGTCTGCCATGTAGGCATTCCTGTATAGTTTTTCCTTTTCAAGTAAGTTAACAAAGAAGCTTGCAGGAATATAATCAGCAAAACCCTTGCGCCTGTTTTCCTCGCGGATTTCACGGGCGGTAATCAATGCTTGATGGTAATTGCCGTCAGAAAGCTGTTTCATAAACTCAGGAGCCTGTTCGGCGTAAAATTTACCAACCTCATCTTCTGGCTCAAAAATACTCGGATCGGGCTTATAGTTTTTAGGTTTATTTATCTGATCCAGTAATTTTGCCGGGTTCCCAGATCCAATAAAACCGTCTTTTAAGTTTTTCATCTTTTGGATTTGGTATGGCATAGCAGAAACATCTTGCTCCCCATACTCCTTCAAAAGCGGAACCAGCGGATCTTCGGCACCAAAACGCCTGATATAAAATTGATTGGCAGCGTATTCGGGGTTGTGCATTTTCCCAAATTCACGCAATTCATTGGCCGCCTTACCTGCGGCTTGTTTTGCCTTTTCAACAATTTCCACCTTAACCTCCTGCGTCAAATCCAGCCATAACGGGATCGCTCGATTCCATCAGGGCCTGCAATGACCTCCACGTTGGCTTCTCCACCGGAAAGGTCAA